AAAAGTGCCACCATGAACTTATCGCCGTCGATACGTTGGCCAGCAACAAGACTTGCGTGTTTTCTGTCCGGACTTAAATCGATAGCCATCCAAGTATCCTTCTCACGATCAAGCTTAAAGGAATCATCCTTACACTTCTTCCATTCGGCTTCTGAGATGACTGGATTAATCATTGAAACAAACTGGCAAAGGATCTCAGTCCTAAATATATCTTCTCGGTCTGACAAAGAATCTTTAATGTTGTCCTCATGAACCGTGTGGCCTAAAGAGGGGTTACTTTGATACCAAGCCTCTTTATCGTCAACAGCAGCCCCCGGTTCTGCCGACCATTCAAACCATCCAATAGAATCATCTGCCCCAGATGCCGCAGCTAGTCCTCGTTCTCTAAATTTAAGAAGTAAAACCGATCCTGCATGGCCTGCATTGCTGTAGAAATATGCTTGAGGGTTTTTATTTGACATCTGAGTAAATCGCATGCTTGACCAAACATCTTCTGTATCGAATTCGCGTAACTCATCGATGTGAATTACATCCGGCCCTGCTATACCACGCGCGGCTGAGTTTCCTGCTCTAATTAGGTAGCGAGCCCCATTCTTAAATCTAATCTCTTGGCTTCCCTTAGACTCAAACTTCTTAGCAAAGTTTTCCTGAAGGATATGAGAGTCATCAATCATCTGCCCTACCTTAAAAAAGATTTCTGCTGAGGTAGTGAGTTTGTGAGCTGTAGCAAGGTGCATCTTCTCGCCTAGTCTGTAAATACCAAACAAGATCCGAAGCGCCATAAATGTTGACTTGCCCTGTTGTCTCGGAAGCATGATGCCCACTAGCGGATGAGCCCATCTAGAATCTGCTTTGTATTTCAAGCTCTCGATTGCAAGCAATTCCTGCCAAGGTAGAAGCGGAAACCCGATCTCTTTGCAAAAGTCGATCATCTCTTGCCCTCTAGAAGGTAAATCTAGGCTTGGAGACATGATTCTGGGCGTTTGTGAGCCATAACGCGGTTCTACTACCCCTTCCTGCGCCCGTGTGAGCCCGATAGAGCCGTTTTCAGCCGTCATGACTAGTTCTCATCCGATTCGAGCAGATAGTGGCTTTCTGTGGCGTTTTTGGGGTAAAGAGAACCATGAAGGGTCGGTGGTGTCTTAGCGCTCTCAAAAAACCTACCCCCCTTCGATGAATTACATGATTGGCATAATACTTCTAAATTACTTAAAGCATCACTACCACCTAATACCCTTGGAACTATGTGATCTACAGTAAGACTATCCTCTGTGCCACATCTTTGGCAGCATTGATCTCTATTAATTACTGTCTGTCTTATTTTACGCCAAGCAGTAGTAGATCCAGTAGAACGTAGAGCTGATTGCTTAGCCATTAATGCCAGCCCTTATCCTTCCAATGTTGTAATGCTATACATGGTTCACCGTATCTATGACATATGTAATCTAATCCCCATTGTACTTGCTTATATCCATCTACCCTAGCAAGGTACTTAGATCTACCTTGTGGTATTCCATGATGAGAACCATTCTTTGCTTCTGGTCTCCAATTACTTTCCTTTGTATAAAGCTTTTCTAAACACTTAAACTCTTTATAGTTATATTCTAATTGATGTAATGCAAACTCTTTGTATGTTACATATTGCTTTGGTTTAGAGCCACCTGCTTCAGGCATAAAGCATAGAGATATCCCAATACATGCAAGCACCCCCCGCGCTATCCGCTTTAGCGGCGCGGGTTGAGCCCCTGAAGGGCTCTGCCTAGACATGGTACTGACTCTGTCAAGTTCCCCGTTTAATCTTGGGCGTGTCATCACTTATTTACCTCCTGTGGATAACTTCTGTGGATAAGTATCACCATGATTTAATCCTATTTACATGGGCATAATTACATTTAGAACAAGCTGCAACAAGGTTCTCTAGCTTGTCAATACCACCTTCATGTCTTGGAGTTACATGATCGACAGTATTAGCTTCATCTCCACACCAAAAGCATTGTTCATCGTGCATCTTCAAGATAATGCGCCTACGCTGCCTCCAGATTCTTCTATTTGATTCTAATGCAGAAGGGTGCAAGCCAAGCATTACTTCATGGAATACAGGTAAATTGCTGTAAGTAATCTCTGTTACTGCTTTTCTATGACTAATCACATTTTCTTTCAAATAAGCATGAGTGCTTGGCAATCTCAAAGTAAAGAGTTTTTGACTTACTGAGTGGTAACTTCTACCAAGATGAGCAGAGCAATGACTGATTCCTTTCAAGCGGTTTGCTTTAAGCCAATCAATGTCAGCCTCTGTCCATTTAGGCATCTTTGCCCCATCCTTTGCCCTTAAAGTGAATTGGATTTGCAGCTATAACTTTAGACATAGGCTCATTACAGTAAGTGCAAGGTACTACTGGTCGATCGTGCCATCCGTGATAGATCTCTTGACTAAGATTGCATCGTTTGCATGTGTAGTCGTAGGCTGGCATATTAAGCACCTCTGTATCATGTAAGACCCACATCCTGTACAGCGGTCAATATCTGCCTCTGTGGGTTCGCTAGTAAGATGACCGTATTTTAATATGAGTAGTGGCAAGAGATCCTCAAGTCGGATGATGGCGGCATAGTCACGCGCATCCTCTCCCTGTCCGTTGAGTCTGATTACTCCAAAGCCCAATTCCCCCGAAACGGCTGTGCGAGTTTTCAGCTGTGCTAAATATGCTTTTGGTTGGAATCCAGCGCGGGCTTTCACCTCAACATCAAAAGGCACATTAACAATATCCTTGCCACTACCCCTTCCCACACATGCGCCTTGCCATACAGTCGATAGGTACTGTGCGACTACGCGCTCTGTGCGGAAACCTCTGTGTTTCCTGTGCTGACTAGCCATTAACAGCTTTGCATTTGGCACATTGCCAAGTTACTACACCATTTACAGAATCAGATGAAATATCCTCTAAGTCTCTTATCTGTACCGGCTCATTACATAACTGACATGGAACGAATGCTGACATAAGATCAACCCATTCGCCATTGATCTTAATCCCTACAGTACCCATTAAATTCTCACTTCCTGTGGACGCCATTTTCCATCGCTTCCCATGCGATACCAATTCGTAGGGCACTTAGCCTCACCTGTGCGTGGTGCATGACTGCAGAAGTATCCACCCCATGCTCTGCCATTTTTCTCGCCTTCTTTCCAAATTTGGCTGCCATGTTCGCAAGACGGAACTTGAGCAGCTTCTGGTGTACCCAAAATGTCCTGCACTAAATCAAGCGCCTTCTCTAAGGTAACAGGTGCATCGACTACGCCACGATATTCCCCAACAGGTGTAGTCCAGTAGTCCTGATCATCTGGCTTAACATCTTGAACTGGTGGCTTTACTACTTTTGTAGCAACCACCTTGCTCATTTCCTCTCGGCTTGGTCTCTTTCCTTTAGCAGCATAACCTGCATTTGCAAGTGCCCGACCGATTGCCGAAGTTTCACAATTCTCCAATGCAGAAGTCTGATTAACGCCGCGATCAGTAACCTTTTCCTCAGCGAGTCCTGTTGAAAACGCGGAGCTGCATTCAGCAGTCTTAAATAAATACGCTTTGACAATGTATCGATCCTTTTCACACACTTCCAATTCAGTCGATATGCGAAAATCTGGATAGTCCTTAATAAACTTTTCAAGTCTCACCTCTACTGTCTCGTAATCGGCTAAATTAAACATAGAGCTCATTCTCCTCTGTTGCTAATTGTCCGCCTAATGCGGCATAAGCTGCCATGTCTACCCATGTGTCGATCTGCTGTGCTGTCTCATTAGTCCTTGCAAGCTTAACCAATAACATAATTCCAGCGACTTGATAGTCATGTATTGGTGTTTGTAAGTATGCTGAGATGAGCATTGCGGTGTGTCGCAGGTTATCCGCAGGGTGACCGTATGAAAGGCCACGCTGGCTAATTGTGTCTGTGGCTGTAAGAAGGATCTCATTGGCTTTCATTCTTGCCAAAAATCCTGACGGCTTGTAGACCGTCCTTGATGATATCCCTCGCGTAAGCCTTTTTTATACGAAGTCCTTTGCACATCTATGATTACTATAGTAAAGCTAATAATCATGCCAATAATGCAGATTAACAGTAGCTTGTCTGTATTGCTCATGTTGCTCCCTTTCCAGCGATATCTTCGCTGTTGGGATTAGTGTTGCATAGACCTATGGCAAATTTTGTTCATTTTGGTAACGAAACCATAACGATTCTCCGATGTCTACGGCATCATCCAGAGTGCGTTTTATGTCAAGCGTATAATCGTCCATAAAGGGTAAACGATCCGTCCTTATTTATAGGCACTAGCATAGGGCTTACTCTGTCTCCATGTGTTTCTATGACTGCTACGCTCATCTGCCAATTAGCGCTTCCAGCCTTCAAATAAGAGGCTTTCTTCTTGTCCATAACATTACCTGCCTCTAGCCCCCATAAAGTCCTGTACGAGGCTCCTATGCCCTCTGTGAAGGCACTAATCCCTGCTCTGTGGGTATGTCCACAAACCACCGACTTACCAAACTTCTTAGCCAAACCAAGAGCTGTGAGACCGGCATTAGAGTTCATTGAGCCTTCGTCTCCGTGGACTAAGACCCATCCTTTGTGAAACTCAAAGGGCTTTTTGTGGAAGCGGATGCCGAGACCTGCAAAGTCCATAAACTTGGCGTATTCAAGCTCTGGTAATCCAATGAGGCTAGGTGCTCGTAGTAGCGTATGGTAGAGCCTGTCTGTGTGATTGCTGCGAGTGACATCTGTTGTGCCGAGTTCATAGAGAATATCCTGAGCAAGGCTTCTGTCAGCATCGAGCGTTCCTTCCCATTCTAATTTAGTACCCTGTGCCCAACGACTTTGCGACTGCATGTCAAGCTCATCGCCGGTATTTAGGACTAGGTCAAACTTCTCGCGCTTTACTAACTTGATTAGATTCTTGACTGCTTGCTCATGATGATATGGGATCTGTAGATCTGAAATCACTAAGTAGCGTTTTTTAGTCATCGTCCTCATCTTCGTAATCGCCGAACCTTTCTGGATCGACTGGGTCTGGCAAGATCCAATGAGGATAGGCTTGAGGCTCTGTAATCATAAACATGGCTATATCTTCTGCAAAGCCTGCTCTTTTCAAGCTGCAAAAATACTCATAAAGCCCAATGCAGTAAGCATCGAGTTTTGAGTACCCTTGTTCCTCCAGTGCCTTAGTTGCTTTTCTTGCCATGTGGATAAGTGTCCCTTACTTTTTAAGAAGTTCCATCATCTGTTCTTGGCGTGTCTCTATTCTTGCTAAACGATCTGCAAGAGAGGAGCCACCATTTGGCGTAAGAGTCCAAAGCCATCCACGAACCAAATAACGCAAACCGCCGACAAAAACAGCAAGCGTAGAAGTAATGGCAAGGATGAACCCTGCCCATTCATTTGCACTCACTCCATTCTGCCGTAATCTTTACGGTTCTTGTCTGCCCACGCTGCAACAGGTGCAGTAATGCCAGCGATCAAGATTGCGTACTCTGGAGCAAAGTCCATTGCTAGTGCAAGAGTTGCTGCTACCGCAGATGCGCCAACCCCGATTAAATAATCTTTGAACATAGCCTTGAATTTAGGTGACTTCAAGCGCTTAATTAGTTTCTTCATGCTTTACCTCCTAGTAATGGGATGTTAAAAAACTTTTGATTCTCATCGCCAGCCTTCGTAAAACTGATATGGATGTGGCTGGTATGCGGATTGATTCCTCTGTACTTGTGCCAACGCCAGAGGCTTCTAGCGCTTGCAATCTTTCGGTTAAATATGACATATGCAATGCGCTTATCTGACTTGGCTGCAATTCGAATCTGGTCGGCAACGTAAGCAGCTGTATTGGCTTGTCGGTTGAAATCAGCATCGAGATCGAGAGCGCGGACATACCCTGTATAAGGGTCAGGGTTGTGATCGCTCTTTGTGGCTTGATGCCGCAAGTCTCCGATTGTCCCGTCAGAATCACGCTTTCGATCTGGATAAGAATCGTCTGCCTGCTCTCTGAGTTGGATTACGGACTTACTCAGTCTCGGGCGCATTTTTGATATTGAGGTAAGTAGCGTATTCCTCATCTGTCATCGGACGAATAACTGTTTCGCCTGTTGCGATGTTATCTTCTGTGATAAGTGGACGAGTTTCTTTAGTCATTAGAACGCTCCATAAATTGCTATAGTGCCTGTATTAGTGGCATTGAATGTGTTTGCTGTCGTAAAATCGACTCGATTGATTGCAGTTGTCGAATTGTAATTTGCAACTATTCCATAGTAGGCAGCGTTTGAGCCATTGTTTGAGCCAAAACCTTCAATAAGTTTAGGACAAGCTTGATTGGCATAATCAACGACAAAATCTTGTAAATGAACACCTGCTCCAGATGATCTAGTTGTATCAATAAAAGCATTTTGTGCCGCTACAATAGAGGTGCTTGTTCCATTGAAGATAAGTGTCGTTTGATAATAATTGGTGCCGGAATCATTGTTAAAAGTAATGTCTAAAACGCCGGCCGTGGTCAATGCAACATTTTGCACACATAAACGTAATTTCTTAACTGGCGGAATGCTTGTAAATGAAACAGATGATCCGCTAGTCGGAGTCTGAGTAGTCCCAATTTGTAGCCAGATGTCTCCACCCGGAATCGCTGTAAATCCCATTATGAAATCTCCGTTCCGTAAGCATTGAATGAAAGATCAGCAGTTGAGGCAAATACACGCACTTTGTCCGTGGCTGCCAAAGTCAAGCCAACCGTCAAGATAACAATGCCACTAGGAGCGATTGTGATGTCATAGGCAATGTAGTCTTTGTCGGCAGTTGCAGCACCGGCTGCACTTGTCGAAAGTCTAAAGGTTGCTGCTGCTGTTGTTGATCGGTTAGATACTGTCAAAGACGAAATGATCGTGCTAGTGGAAGCTGGGACTGTGTAAAGGTCTGCCTCTGTCGTAGCTGCTGGAGCAGATTGCCCCAAGATTTTATATGCTGTTGCCATGCTTTATGCTCCCATCAATAGGAAAGGGTGAATGAAACTTTCGATTGAAAGTTGCAGTGAGTAGGTTGTTGAGTCGATTGCGTTTCCTAGCGTTCTAATGTCTAGCGCGCCGTCTTTTACATAACCCGTGTTATCGGGCGTAGGCCAGTTATATTCCGGCGTGTTAGCCATTTATTGTCTCCTTAGTGTTAAGCATCGAATGTGTCCCATGTTACAGCCGGATCAACGTCATTCCAAATGAGGGCAGGATCCACATCTTGCCAGCGTGTCGGCGTAACTGAGTAAGCCACATCCGAGCTGTCAAAAGTCAGGCTCATTTGAACATTGTTGAAACTAAAATTCCAGCCTTCTACAAAACCAAAGTAAGTCGTATTTTTAATAGGTAATGGCAAGTTATCGATTTCAATGGCTGTATCCATCGAGATATTTAGCAAGGCATCAATATCGGCATCGATGAGGTTAGGCGAGTCTAATTGGATGGTGAAGGATGATAGTGAGGTGCGAGGATAGGCTCTTAGCGTGATATAGCGATCTGCTTGTACTTGAGCATCCGTTGCGCGATCTAACTCTGTTGAGACCGATCCTGCTACCAAGCCGTAAGTAGCAATGGATGTTGCATCCGAGGATGTTTTTTGATCGTTGGCCTTGTAGCTGAGAATGATTGAGTTCATGATGTCAGAAAGTGTTTTTTGGCTTGCTAGGCCGCTTGCCAAAATGTAATCCGTAGGAATGTTCAAGTAGCCAGATGTGCCAAGTGACAAGAATCGGCGGGACTCGTTAGCAAACCCTACGCTGCCTGTTGGAGTTTCGTAGATGTAACCAAATGCTTGAGTGGCATAAGTTGAGGCTAAAGAGTAGGCATCTGCTGGGCTTGCATTTCTGGCAGTAAACTCATAAACAGGAGGAGTGTCCACGGTATCGATGGTTACTCCAGCATCCGTAAAGATGCGAGTCATTCGATCATCGTCAAACTCTTTAGGCCAGTTTGTGTCACCGATAACAGATCGAGCCATTTGAGCAAAGGTTGATAGGGCTGAAATAGTCTGAATGGCTACCGTTGCCTTTGCCCCAGTAGCTTGAACGTTATTAGTAATGTTAGAGATTTTGCCAGTAAATAGAGTTACAGGAGTACCGTTGGAATCGTCAACCGTAATAACCACATCATCATTCATATCAAAGCCAAAGTCTTGATTGTTGGCGTTTAAGATGCTAATAGTTGCATAACCTGCGCGGGACTGCTCCCAAACAGTTGTACGACCAAATGAGACACCTACGTTCCACAATGATTTATCTGTGAACGCTACGCCATCGATGGTTACGGTTGGGCTGGGAGACCAAGTCATACAACAGAAACCAGTCGAGATGCGCCGAGGTTACTAAAGGTTCCGCTTAGGGTTGCCTCTGTGTTAAGAATCTGAGCGATCTGTCTAGCTGTGCTAATTGGATCAATAGCCCCGCTTACATTGATATTGACGTTTGTAGCTGGCGCTTGGGATCTGTTGGGCAGATTAAATGCGTTGCCAGACGGTAAGCCAGAAGGTACGGTAGTTCTAGAAGAGGTTGGTGAACTTGCAGGAGAACTTGATCCAAAACTTAAAGCATCCTTAACTTTCCTCCCCAATTCTATAATCTTTTCAAAGCCTGAAATTAACTTGCCAACAAAGTTAATCACTACTGAAATGGCTAGTCCTATTCCTTCAATGGCAAGTTTAAAGACACCTGACAAAAAGGGTGCAACAAACTTTCTTAGGAAATCAAACAATGCCGCAAACTCATCCTTGTTATCTAGGACTGCTTTTTTAATTCTGTCAAAGGCACTCTTGAGGCCTTCAATGATTGGAGTAAAGAATTTCTTAGTAAAGTCTGAAACTTGTTTAAATGTTTCATTTAGTCCTTCTTTGCCACCCATGCCATCGATAAAACTTTGGACTGCTGGAACTACCTTGTTTACAATTACTTCAACAATGGGGGTAATGGCATCAAGAATAAATGCTCCGACTGTCTCCTTTGCTTCGTTAAAAGCAACTGACAAGCGAGCCATCTTGCCTTGGAAAGTGTCTGCCTGCTTGGATGCCTGTCCTTCAAAGGTTGCAGCTAGTTTGGCAGTTACTTGGTCAAAGGTGAGGGTTGCTAACTCAGCCTTACTAATACCTACGCCAAGACGTGAAAGTCCGGCTAGGTTGCCTTCCTGTGCCTTTGATAAGGCTTCGGTAACTGCTTGTAGGCTCTTGCCTGTACCTGCTGAAATATCAATCGCGATGGCTTGTAATTCTTGAGCCTTTGTAACATCTCCAGTAGCGCGGGTAAGCCGATCTAAGGAAGGACGAAGCTCATCATCTGTAACACCAAATAATAAAGACTGCTTGAGAATGTAATCTTCTGTGGCCTTAATTTGGTCATCTGTTGCGCCTGTCACATTCTTTAATGTGGTTGCTAATTTAGCCTGCGCCGCTTCATCTTCAATAGCAGCTTTAACGCCATCAATGGCTAACTTGCCTGCATAGGCCGCTGCTGCAACTCCTGCTGCTAAAAAGGCTGCGCCTGCGACCTTGCCAAACTTAGAAACTTTATCGCCAAAGGTAGTTACATCATTATCTGCGCCTTTAAGGCTCTTAGTAAAGTTACTGACATCGGCTAATAACTTAAGCGTTAACGCTCTACTATCTTTAGCCATTATGTCCACTCCTTCAAAATCTTATCAAACGATTTAGTCCACTCAGCTACAATGTAAGGCTGGATCCTGCGTAATGTTGGATAAATAAAATAACCTTTCGAGCCTGCTCCGCCAGAAGGATTAGGCCCTGACCAAACAGGAAACTGCTTTAGTTTATTAGTACCAAACTCCGAAGGCCCCCAGAGTACTTTAGTCGTTGCACCCCCTGAAAACTTTTGAGCTGCAAAGCCAAATGTAATTTCACCTATGCGGCTAGACTTTTTAACTTTAGAGCCTTGTGTAATGCGAGTAGCGACTGCTCGAGACTGTAGCCCTGATGAGGCACTAATTACTTCTTTCCTAGCGTATTCGGCTAGAGCGCCAGATTGCCGTTGGGCTTCTTCTGTCGCTTGCTTGTCCATATTACGAAGAGCCTTAAAGACTTCTGAGAGTTGCTTTTTGTTAAGAGCGACTGCATCATCTGCCATTACGTTCCTCCAATACTTCTATAGCTGTAAGAATATCCTCGGCAGTTTGCCACTTATCCATAGGGATGTGAGTGGCTATTGCCAGTTCCACTAAGAGTCGGCTTACGCTTCCTCTTGCGTGACTTTTGGGTCTCCTTCACCTACTTCGATATCGTCTACTGATTCCATCCAGACATCTAATGTCTTAGTTGGCTTTCCGCCTGCATCTCGCTTCATGGCGCTGTGTGCCACAAAAAGGATGTCCCACATTCCGCCAAACTGAGAGATAATTTTTTTAGTTGTCATCTCCCAGCGGGCGTAATCTGGCGGGCGAACCATGTAAGTAGTTTCGGATCCGTCTATGTATTTAATTGTTATCTGCTGTTGCATTGTTTGCTCCCGTTTCTAGTTAACTACGCTGAGAAGGTTTCTGTAACCTCGCCCTTTGATACCTTGAATGTAAAGTCTACAGTCTGAGCATCTGTTCCAGCGCCTCCTGCTGTAGGAAACTCTGGCTTAATTGGAAATACGAATTGTGCGCCTGTTGCAGCTGTAAGTGTGATGCTTATATCTGTATCTGGTGCTGTCTCTGCTGCTGTCCAAAGAGCTTCACATACTGAGTTAGCCTTACCCCAGTCTGCCAACATTGATAGAGCAAACTCGCCTTCAATGTTTGTGGTTTTGTAAGCTTCGCCGTCAAGAGTTTGGTATGTCTCACGGACGTTTGTCTTTGTTAAAACTGCGCTTGTTGCTTGTGCTTCGATATCTGTTCCACCTGAGAAAGATAGAGAAATATCGCGCCCTGTGATTACTACGGTTGCCATATTGTTGTCCTTTAGTTTGTTTGTGTATAGTAGGTAGAAACTCTGATATCGGAGACCAACACATTAGAAGGGCCGACTTGAGTTACTGTTGGTTTTTCAACCGCTCCGACTGTGTACCCTGCTGGGATCACCTTCAGAACACTTATAACGAGCTGCTCGAGATTGTCGAGCGATGCAGGGTTGCTGTTATAGGCAACCGCTACAGATATGACTAAATTAATCTTTATGTGAAGTGTTGATTTGTTAATGGTCTCTAATTCTAAATATGGTGAATCTGGAACAGTCACCACAAAAGGAACCATAGGAGCCTCTGGTACATAGGCATACACATTGCCTGCAACGCCTGCAAAGGCTGTGGCTAGTGGCTGTCTGACTGTGTCTAAGATTGTGTTTGGCATTACTGCACCATTGAATCGGTATCGATAAACGCTCCGAGAAGTCCTGACACTCGATTGAAAAGGCTACGGCCTAAACGATATGGCGAGACGGTTGTAAAGTCTACGCCTTCGATCTGTCCACCCGGAGCGATACGGCTCTGGAATACTTCTACTGATACTGCTAGGACTGCTGACTCTACGGCTGCGTTCCCTACATAAGTAGAAGCGCCTGAAAGAGTTGCCAAGCCTGAAGGGATTACTTTTCTTTCGGTAACATCTGCGCCAGTAATAGCAACAGTAAAGTAACCGTTGAATTCTCTGTAAGCACCATCTAAGTAGATGCGCGAGCTTGAGCGAACAATAAAATTTTCAACATCAATGTTGCTTGACTCGATGATAGTAAAAGTGCCGTTAAATGGGGAGCCTACGCCTGTGATGACTACGCTCTGACCCTCTGAGAAATTGTTATCGCCTAAGACTCCATAAGTTGCGATGTTATCTTGCAATGTAACTGTGTCGATAGGACTTGAGTACTTGACCAGCATAGGCAAAATAACTGCCTCAGCTGTGTCAATTACATCTGTTAGATAAGCATCGTTATAGAGGGAACTGGAAACGCCAAGCACAGAGCGTAATTCGGCTGGTGTGACTATTGTTGCCATTTCCAATTCCTCTCAATAAACGACTGGGGGAGCGATCGGGAGCAACCGCCCCCCCATGATTAAGTGATTAGGCTACGCTCAACTTACGGAACGCTGCTGGGTAACGGTTTACTACGCAAACATATCCGTATAGACCGATTTCAACCTGACCGTTTGCAACTACGTTTGCACGTAGTTCGATGCGGTTGCTCTCATGGAAGCGCATTGCGTTTGATGGGTAAACCAAAGCATGCTTTGCGCCTGCATTGTCACCTGTGTAGTTAGCATCTACAACAAGACCAAGTCCTGCGACTGTTCCTGCTGTTGATCCTTGTGAGATCAAACCGTTAGCGTTTGATGGAGCTGCTGCTGCGAACAGCGGACGACCTGAGCCATCAACTGCACCAAGTAGTCCAGCGAAATCGATGTCATCCTCTCCGCCTGTGTTTGCAACAAGCAGACGGTTTGGTGTTGAACGCATTACGCCGTAAGCGTCTGCAATTCCGTCAGCAATAGCCTTGTAAATTGTTGATCCTGATGATCCTGCTGCTGCTTCTGCTGCAATCTGAGCTGCGTATGCATCTGTCTTGATTGCGTAGGATTCAGCTAACTCGCGCAAATACAGGTCTAAAAATCCTGGGTCGCTGCGATCGAGCAACTCGACGTCCAGAATTCCGGCCCCCGCAAACTTGACTACAGTATCCTCTTGAAACGTGACTGTAGTGTCTGTTGATGAGAACTCTGCGCCCTCTGCTGTTACTGCAACTGTTGCCTTGGTTCCCAATTTTGGAGTGAAAACCTTCATTCCAGAAACAGGAAGCGCTGCTGTTTCGATTGAATCGATAAATGGACGTGAGTTATCAATGATGCCGATAACATCCTTTAGGTAGTTAGGTGGAACCATACCTGTGTTTTCTGCAACTGTTGCAACCTGTAGAGCTGCAACTAGATCGCGAGCATCTGCGTCACCGCGTGTTGCTTGGATCTGTGCCATTGCGTATTGTCCTGCTGTAACATCTAGGTTTACGCGAGGATTTGTGTAAAAGACTGGACGTGTTGTCGCAGCTGTTACTTCTGACTTTGCAGCTTCAACCGTCTCGGTTGATACTGCTTCTGAAACGGTTTCTGACACTAGGTCATCTCCTTCGGTCTTAGGTTCCTCGATCTGAGGTTCCTGGGTTGATTCGGATGCAGCTGTTCCTTGTGTTTCGGTTGCTGCAACCTTTTCCACTTCCGCACCTGGGATTGCTCCCTCAGTAACGAGTGAAACTTCGATTAGTTGTGATGCGCTAATAGCCATAACGCCGTCCTTGTTGTCCCAAGCATTTACCTTGACACCAACGCTAAAATCTGAGCGCAAACCTGTTGCAGCTTCTTCTAATGCGTCATTGCCAGCAGTTGTCTTAGCGATCTTGAATGAAGCAGTGATGCCTGTTTCATCCTGTGACCACTCCATCAACTTGCCGATTGGCTTTGTCATTTCATGCTCTAGGACTAACTTTGTATTCTTGTTAAAAGTAATTGAGTTAGGCAAGAAAACAGTTGAACCAGCAGAAGTATTGCCGACTGAATCCCATTGAACGATGCGACCGGCAATGATGCGTGATTCTGCATCGCTTGCTGTAATTGTTACTGGCATTGTTATCTTCATCGTGTCTCCTCATTGTGGATTAGATCTTCTTCTTCTTGGATCTGCTCAATGCTCATTGCACCAATGCGATTTAAGATTTCATAAACTTGTGCTCGCTGTAATGGATCTCCACGCAAGAAGTCATCTAACGAGAAGCGAACTTCTGTAGTGCTAGATACAAAGTCAGGCATAGATAATCTTTGTTCGATTGCCGTAAGAACATATTTCATAGAGAAATCGATAAGGGCTTTACGCTCCGAAATAGCGTTGCTGTATGTCATGCTTGTAGTTTCAGCACTTACAAAGTATGCAGGAAGGTTGCAGGCGCGAGCCAATTCGAGCGCGACATATTGACGAGCTTCATTCAGCTGTAGTTTTGCGGGGTCGATGCCCAGCGCCTGCAATTCGACATCTGCATTGAGAAACGCAGTTGACTTATTTAGTCTTGCTGTTCGCCATGATTCTAGAAGTTTTGCAATACGCTCTGCTGGAAGGTTTGTACCGTTTGACTTTAAGACTTGAAGAGGAACTGGCTCTTTAGCAAACGCCTCAGCTGCCTGTTCAAGCGCATGCGCCGCCCGGATAGTGCGACCTGCTCGATTAAGTAAACCTTCATCTAATCCGTAAAACACAACGAGCGAACCTACGCCTTGATTTGGAACTATTGAACCGTCTACCTGATAGCCAACGATTTCAGTTTGTAAATTATTTAGTTTAGGTGTAACGCGATCTGGTGCAACGCGAGTCCAATGACGAACTCTACCTGTGTCACCATATTGTTCTAAGACTTGACCATAACCGAAACCATGTAGCCAGATATCTTCTGCAAGCCATGCATAAATTGCTGAACCGGGAACTCGTGGATCTGGTTGATTGATAACTGCCGGTGCTGCAACATGTGAGCCATTTAGTTTTGAATAAACTTCTAAAGGTAACCCTGCAAGCGTTGAGCAGATAATGTTACGAGCTCTTGCAATTGTTGGAATAGCCATAGCCTGACCGCGTGTTGCAGTAGATGGCGTAAAAGTAAAAGGATTAAAAGAAGAAGTATTATTAAACGGAGCAGGTGTAGAAGCTGCATCAACTGTAATTTCAGGAGCAGCAGTTACAGGCAGAAAAAACTCTTTGATTCCCATTGGACATATTATACACTATTTGTCCAAGTTTTAGACACTATCCTATCAAAATGTCAACTTCTGTCTCTGCGCGTGTCGCAAAGTGTGTAACCATGGCTGCGCCTACTGCGCCACAGATAATCCCAGATGCTTTGCGACCCATAACCCATCCGCCATCGCCTCGCTGTAGTTTGACGGCCGATAGGACTTGCTTATCTAATTCCTCTTGGCCTTCATGGATAATTCGACCACTAGAAACGGCTGAGACGAACTCATCGCAGCTTTGTTGATAATCCTGAGAGTTGATCTCGTAAACAGGAATGCCTGCTGGCGCTAATCGAGCTGCAACTGCCCCTGCCGTCGATTTTGAATAAGCCACATAATTAACAGGAAACTTTCGAACCCATGGAGCAATATCGTTTGCCATTTGTTTGTCATCGATCGATACTGGGTTAAACCAAGTCTGTAAAAGTGCCACCATGAACTTATCGCCGTCGATACGTTGGCCAGCAACAAGACTTGCGTGTTTTCTGTCCGGACTTAAATCGATAGCCATCCAAGTATCC